GCTGGCATCGATGTTTGGTCTCAGCCAGCGCACTGTGCAGAGAGCATTAAAGAATCCCTTACTAACCCCATCCCGTCCCCCTTTAAAGAGGAAGATAAAAAGAGAAGGTAAGTTAGAGAGGATTAAAAAATGAATCCCGTTAGATATGCACAACATCAGTGTCTAACAGGATTGAAAGGAGGTATCTAACGGGATGAATGAAACCCCCATCCCCACTCAGTTAGTCCAGAAGGACAGGAACCGAATAAAACGCTATTCCGAGCTCCTTGATTTCTACCACGGCGCCCACTGGGAGGGGAGAGCCTTCAGAGGTGAGAAACGGCTCACCTTCAACTACGCTAAAGTCCTGATTGACAAGATTACCAGCTACCTGATGTCAGGCACCACCTTCGTCGTTGACCCCATTGACGATACCGACGAGGCTAGAGACAGAGCCCAAAGAGCAGGGCAAGGTCTATACCAGGTCTATACCGATAATAACCTGGAGCAGTTAGACTTCGACACTGAGATTGACTGTGCCATACTGGGGGACGCTTGCTTTAAGGTTATCTGGGACCAGGAAACAAAAAGTGTTAGGGTTACCGCCCCCGATATCCAGGGTATCTATGCCTGGTGGCTCGGTGATGATGTCTCCCGGGTCTGGAGGGTAGCCTCTAAATACACCCTTACCGCTGAGGAGACCATTATGCTCCACGGCGTCACCCCCAAAGCCAAAACCGCCACCCTGGTTGAAGTCTGGACTGATACCACCCTTGAGCTTTACCTGGATAATTCGCCTTTGGCGAAGAAGCCTAACCCCTACGGCTTCATCCCCTTTATTATCTACCCCAACCTCCGAGAGCCCAAGAAGTTCTGGGGCATGTCAGATATCCCCCCTATTATGGAGCCCCAGCGGGAGCTTAACCGGGCCATGAGCCAGCTATCAAGAATACTGGAGTTATCCGGTAACCCCATCGCTGTCCTGGAGAATGTCGAGGAGTCAGAGGACATTGCGGTTAAGCCAGGCGCAGTATGGAATATCCCCGAGGACGCTAAAGCCTATTTGCTTGATTTACTTCAAGGAGGTGGCGTCAGAATGCACATTGAATACATAGATTTGCTCTACAGAACTATGCACGATGTCGCCGAATCCCCCAGAACCGCCTTCGGCGGCGTTGAGCGAGACCTCTCCGGGGTTGCCCTGGAAATTGAGCTTCACCCACTCCTTCAGAAGGTTAAGCGGAAGCGCGTTATCCGCACCGCTGTATATAGCCAGAGAAGCCAGATGATCCTTAAACTTATTGAGAAATACCGCGGTGTGAGCTTCGGCAATAACCGCTATCGTGTCGTCTGGGGTCCAATATTGCCCCAGGACATGGCACGGCAGGTCAATAACGAGCAGATTCTAGTCCAGAGCGGTATTCACTCCCGGAGACGGGCAATGGACGAGCTCAGCATCCAAGATCCTGAGTTTGAATTTAACCGGTGGCTTGAGGAGAGGCAAACTATCCTCAAGATGAATAAAGAGCTTGGTGCCAGATTCACCAGAGGCGGAGCGAGAGAGAGAGCTTTACAGTCTCACCCTGTTAGAGAAGAAAACTCTAACAGGGCTCAGGCAGAAGGCGTTGAGGAATAAACTAAAGGAGTAACAAACTATGACTGACGAGGAAGTTCAGGCTCTACAAAACGAGCTGAAAGCTACGCAAGGCGAGCTTGAAACCACCAGGACAGAGCTAGAGAACGTCAAGGCGGAGAAGGAGGCGCTGGCCAGCGACAAGGAAACTCTCCGAGTCGAGTCTGCGACCCTTGCCGGTGAGCTGGAGACCAAGGCAGCCGCTATCACCGAGCTGGAGTCCGCCTTAGGCGGGCTGGAGCAGGCCATTGGCGAAAGGGATAGCGAAATCGTCACCCAAAAGCAGGAGACGGTTGAGTCGGTTGAGAAGGTTACTTCTCTCCAGGAGGGCCTTAATCTGGCAGTCTCCGCCTATAAAACGGCGGTAGCCCAGGCTAACCCCGCCGTCCCTGGGGAGCTTATTACCGGGGACACTATCGAGGCTGTTGACCAGTCCCTGGAAAGCTCTAAATCTTTAGTCTCTACCGTCAGGGCTTCCATTGAGGCTGAGATTGCTTCAGGGAAAGTCCCTGCCGGCGCTCCACCTCGAACCCCACCCGACCTAGAAAGCCTGTCACCACGAGAGAAAATAAACTACGCAATCACCAAATCCCGTTAGAGGTAAACCTCTAAACCCCGTTAGAAATTTATCTCTAAACGGGGTAAACGGGACAAAGGAGGTAAATAATGGCAATTACACTAGCCGAAGCAGCTAAACTTTCTGACGATATCCTTCTTAAAGGAGTCATCGAGACCATCATCAAGGACTCTCCCGTCCTCCAGGTCTTGCCCTTCATCGAGATTGTCGGTAACGGCTTGACCTACAATCGGGAGAAGACCATCCCCGGTGTCGCCTGGTATGATGTTAATGAGTCTTGGGGAGCTCCTACCCCACCTACCTTTGACCAAATCACCGCTACCCTTAAAATCCTCGGTGAGAATGCTGATGTTGATAACTTCCTCAAGGCAACCCGCTCTAATGTCCAGGACCTTGAGGCAGTCGTCATTGAACTCACCGCCAAGGCAATCAGGCACGAGTTTGAGGACACCTTCATCAAAGGCTTGGGCACTTCCGGCTCCAAGGACTTCCTCGGCATTGATGGCATAGTCGTCGTCCACACCGCTTGGGCAGCTTCTACCGCCTACGCCCTGGGCGACTACGTCCACGCCACCACCTTCAACGGCTTCCGCTATGAGTGCACCACCGCCGGGACTTCCGATGTCGGCGAACCCACCTGGCCTCTGGTTGAGGGAGGCACTGTAACCGATGGCTCAGTAATCTGGACCTGTCGCCGCAGTCAATTGGTCAGCATGGGAGCTAACGGAGGCACCCTTACCCTGGCTAAGCTCGATGAGCTAATTGACAAAGTCCTCGGCGGTGAGCCTGATATGCTGTTAATGAGCCGAAGGTCGAGGCGTAAGATTAACGCCCTGGTCAGGGCAGCCGGGGGTATGATGGAGACCGACAGAAACCAATGGGGTGAGTTTATCCAGCTCTGGAATGGCATCGTCATCGGTATTAACGACTGGATATCCGATGCCGAAACCGTTGGCACTTCAACCGACTGCTCTACTATCTACGCTATGCAGTTTGGAGAAGGCGCCCTCTGCGGTCTAACCAGTCCTGGTCTGCTCACCGCTGAGCCTGTCGGCCAGCTAGAAGGCAAAGACGCCACCCGAACCCGGATTAAGTGGTATTGCTCACTGGCCCTCTTCTCCCAGGTTAAGCTGGCTAAGCTCATCGGCGTCAGAGACTAATCCGCCTAAGGCGGATAAACGCTAGACTGAAGGGGCTTTGCCCCTTCAAAAGTAATCCCTCCCCCTCTCCTTTAAAGGAGAGGGGGATAAAGGGGATGAGGTTGATAAGGAGGTAAATCATGTCGGATTTGTTTGACAAATATGGTCATCCCATTAGGGTGTTGATTAACCCTGATTGCCCATCAGATTTATTCGACAAGAGCGGTCGCCCGCATATTGTTGTTGAAAATGCGGATGGCATTGACCTGTCCACTGGCGAGTTTCTGGCTGCTTTACTTAAAGGTGGCAACCTGCTTCATATCCCAACTAATGCTGGGTGGACAGCGGTAATTGCTCAGGCTGGTAGTACTCAACAGGCAGTTAGTCAATTTAGAGTTAATAGTGGTGCTACGGCTAGTGGTAAAGGATTGCTTCATAGCCTTATGGAGGGTTTAGCTAATGACATCGCTTATGCCACCCCAGTAAATCTAACTAAGAAGCTGTATCTTATCTTTGGCTGTGCCAGATACATAAGTGTAGCAACAGCGATAGCACGCTTTCAGCTAAAACAAGTATCAACTGAGGGTGCATTGGCAGCTAAAGGTATTGGGCTTAGGGTTGACAACTACGCTCTTGTTGGTGAAAGTTACGGGACGGAGCTTGGTGAGGTATCTTTGGCAACTAGCTTATTAGATTCAAAGGAAGCAGGAATAGTTATTGTCTTTGACCCTGATACTCCCAAGATAGAGTGGTATGTCAATGGAGTGCTAAAAGGCACGCAGACAACTGCAGCCAAGATACCTACTGGAAGTTTGGGCGGCTACGCTCCTATAGTTACAAGCATAATCAACGGAGCTACTGCCGCCAGTGCTTCTTGGCTCGTAATGAGACCTATATTTTGGCAGGAGAGGTAAATATGAAGTATCTATTTGAGGAAACAGAACTAAACCCAATAGAGTTAGAAAAGCAACTTGGCTTGGGACGTGGGGACATCAAGGAGATAACCATATACCCTGAGGGAGCGGTTGAGGTTGAGACGGCGGATGAGTTGAGTTCAACCCAGCAAACAAAGCTGAAGAATATCTTGAAATCCCACAGTCTGCCGAGAGGCAAGCGAGCTATGAGCTAAAGTGAGGTAGATATGAATCCCGTTAGATATTTAACGGGATTGGAAGGAGGTATCTAACGGGATGAACCTAACCGAAATGAGAACCTTGGTCCGCCGTGACCTCAAAGACGAAGCCACCCCATACCGGTGGTCAGATGATGAGCTGGATAGACATATCCTTTACGCCCTGAAAGAGTTCTCCGAGGCTTTACCCTTAGAGCAGAAGGCGACCAAGGCTACTACCGCTGACTCCAGGGAGATTGATATATCCACTATAACCGACCGCATCATGCTCCAGGCCGTTGAGTACCCGGTGGACAAGTTCCCCAAGCATTACCAGCGCTTTTCTTTGTGGGCAGATACCTTGACTCTGCTTGGCGATGAAGTCCCCAATGGCTCAGATGCCTATATCTACTACGGCAAGCTCCATACCCTTGATGCCACCACCTCCACCATTCCCCCTAAGCACGAGGACTTGGTCGCCACCGGTGCCGGTGGCTACGCCGCCGTCTCGGCATCAGTCTACTCCACCAACCGAGTTAGTGTCGGCGGCACCATCACCCCCAGGGAGTTCCTTACCTGGGGCAAAGAAAGACTGCGCCAGTTCAAAGAAGAACTAAAACGATTAAGCCGGAGAAATCGAGTCCGAGTCCGCTCCCTCTACAAGCCCTACTATCCACCAGTATCAAAATCAATGGACTTTCCGTCTTAGGCGGACTTTGGACCCTAAGGAGGAACTATGACTAAAGCAAAACCCAAGACTAAAGACTCAAGATCAAAGACTATCGACTGGAATGACATTGAACGGCGGGTTCGCCTACTCTCCCGTGCCGGCGATGAAGGGGTTCGGCTCAGAGCCTCCCCAGAGGAAACCCTTGCCGAAGCCCAACGCCTGGCCCACTATTACCGCCGGGCAGGCAAGCCCCTGCCCGACACCCTGGCGGCACTCGTTTAGGTAAAATGATGGACTGGACAGAGTTTATCAAAAGCATCGTCAGACCGTTTATCATCATCTGGGGCTTTGTCGTCTATGGCATCTGTGTTATGACACAAGTGCCGGTACCTGACTTGCTTGCTTATTTGGTCGCAGCGGTCATTGTAGAATACTTCGGCGAGAGAGCTATCAAGAGGCTTAAGGAGAAATAACTAAATGTGGCGCTACAAGCTCATCAAAGCTACTAGACGAATAAGAATCCTACTCGGTGGCTTCAAGCAGATGGAGGAGCAGCATAAGCTCTTCATCTTACCCAAAAAGTTCATTGACCCCAAATATATCAGCTATACTCTCCTCGACAACGGCTACTTCTACAACACAATGAGCACCACCTTTAACCGGCAAATCTATACCGTAAGGAAGCTCATTGACAACGACTACCAGCTCCATCTCAGGTTTTACTCCAATGGCTGGGTTTCTGGTCACTTTGAGCTTCGCCCCGATAGCCATCCCCTTGAACACCTTGCCGGCATACACCTCCGCCCACTATATCAATCGGAAAGGGAGGAGCTAAAAAGCATCCGCCTTAGGCGGAAAAACTAACTGGGGCAGACCCCATACCCGAAAATAACCCCCAGCTCGCCAGAGGCGACTCTGTCGACCACACCACCCCCCTGGGGTTGTTCGGTGGGTCCGGGTGGTATTGGAGAGTGTCTTAAAGATTTCGGGGGGGCAAACTAAAGAGAAAAATGAGAACTTTATCATCAACTTTACTCGCTGAGCAGAAGAAAACCACCACTACCCCCTATGTTAAAGTTGAAGCCTCGAACCTCATTAGTGGTGTCGTCCGACTCGACTGGTCAAGACTCTATACCGGTGCTGAGGATGACTACTTCCACGCCGTTACCATACCCGGCGATGGTTCTCTAATCAGAGTCAGGATAACGCCACCATCTGACGCCAGGAAGCTCTATCGTCAACGAGTGGCTAACCCTGATGAAAACTCTGACTACTCCGTCTGGACATACATCCAGTATAATTGTGCCGTTGTTGCCTGTTGCTCCCTGGGAGCAGAGGTCTCTATCTTCTGGATAGACGGCGTTGGTAGAGAAATTTACCGGATAAAGAGTACTGACTACGGGGTAACTTTTGGAAGCCCTGAACTTATTGATTACTCCCCTACCATTGCTATTTACGGCATTGCCGCCGCCTATAAACCTAACGGTGACCTAGCCCTTTTCTGGGCTGACCAGGCTACCCTCTATCTCAGGAGACTAATCGCCGGTGCCTGGCAGGCAAGAGAAAACTGGGATAAAACCACCGGTGATTTATCAGGAGTAGCCTGCGTCTATGATACCGACTGGAATCTCTTTATCACCGGGAAGGACACGGCAGGTAACTTTAAGCTGTGGTCGCTCATTTATGGCGATGGTGGTGACGTCGCCGCTGGTACCTGGTCCCCCCTCAAAGAGTTTGCCTCAGCCGCATCAGGCGAAGGCTTTGAATACCGCCAGTCATTTATGGCTAAACCAGATGTCTACCGCATCTTCTTTGTCGAGAAGTTCACCGGTGTTGATGCTTATAATCGCCCCTTCTGGTCGCACTCCGTCCTTGATAGCACCTTCTTGAGTAACCTGTGGCGGGAGCCAGTGCCGTTTAGCCTGTCCTCAGAATACGGACTAGCCATAGCTCACCATGGTGATTATTGCTGGCTATCAAGCCCCAATGGGGTGTGGAGAGCCCCTTTAGCTATCCATTCCCTTGATTTAACCGCTGACGTCCTCTCAGTAAGGCAAGAGCTTAGCGAAAGCCAAGGTAGGCTAATTGTTGAGCTAAGGAATGATGACGGTCGCTATTCTACGCTCCCTTCTCTCCTTGACATCGGTTGCCAGTTAGACTTCAGCCCAGGTTACGTTACCTCCGTCGGCAATGAGGTCAGCCCAGGCCAAACCTTTATCCTCCAAGCCTACGAGCATACCTCATCTGACGGTAAGTCCAGCCTTATTCTATACGCCTCCGATGGCTGGAACTTGATTGCCTCCTGGAGAGCCAGACATCAGTTCCGCTGGAACAAAGCCACCAACGAGATGAGTGTTAAGCAAATCCTTGAGTTCCTCCTCGCCAGGGTAGGATTAAAATTAGAGGTAGTATCTCAGTCAACCGTCATCACCGGCTTTTACCCCGACTTCACCATCCACCCCAATAACCGGGGCGCTCGTGTCATTAGCAAATTGCTATCATTCGTCCCCGATGTCTTCTTCATCGAAGGCAATAAAGCCTACCTGGTTAATCCACTGGCTCCCGATGCCTCCGTCTACTCCTACTTCACCCCACACACCACCGACCATGTCATCCTTGAAGGTAGATATCGTCTTGGCGCCTGGGAGCTTAACCGAATCCAGGTTGAGGGCTATGATCCTGTTGCCGACGCCCCGGTCATTGCCGATTCCTTTGCCTGGACAGAGATTGATAAGCTTTACGATAGGCTCCTGCAGCTCTACGATAGGAACCTGGATACCGTAGCCAAAGCCCAGGACAGGGGGCAAGCTTATTTAAGAGAGGCTGAAATAGAATCAATCAGTGGCATAATTAGGGTTCCCACCAACTGCGGTCAACAATTATTTGATGTCATTGATATAACTGATAGCCGAGCTGGGCTTGGTGCCGAGAAGAGAAGAGTGCTGGGGCTAATTCTAGCCTATAATCCTCGTCGCGGAGAATATGATGAACGCTTGTTGCTGGGGCAGTATAACGACATTAAGAAGGAGTAATTGGAAATGAGATTGAGGAAAGGCGTGCTCAAAAGTTTTAACTCTGGTGCTTATACCGCTACTGTCCAGCTTGCCAGTAGCTATAAGGTTTACCTGGAAGATGTGGCTGTGGCCCGGAACCTACCGGTAGCAGAGATGGTTTCGGGCAGGAAGGTGGCGGTTGTGTTCTTTGATGAGCACAATGCCAAAGAGGCAGTGGTGATAGCGGTTTATACCTAAAGGTAAGTATCCCTTGAGGGCAAGGGGCTTGACAGAGGCTTTACAAGGACTTGACAAACTCAATGGGTGTGCTATACTATAAATAGTGTGTCACGACGAAGGGGAACGGCGTAAGGTGCTGTCCTTATGAGGTTCCCCTTCAGTATTTATGATATTCTAATTTTTTTCTTAATTCATCCATATAGCTAATATAGGTTCCAGCAGCTTTTTCTAATAGATGAGAACATCCCCCTTTACTTGATGCGATGACAGCACGCAATTTATTCTTCTTTATTAATTAGGTATTCAACTAGGCAGGAAAAATCCCCATCACTTGTTACTATGATTGCTTCCTTATAGACTCTATATTGGGTCATAGCCTTAAGAATTAGTTCGGGGTCAATATTCCCCTTTACACCACCATTTGCATCTACATAAGTTTCTTTAAATACTAATTCATAACCACGAGATTCAAGCGTGTCATATAACTTTTGTTCCGTTTCTAAATACCCAATGAAATAGTAGGCCTTATAAACACCATACAGCTCTGCCAAGTGTCGCCGAAACTTCTTTGTATCCAATGGCCATCCCAGGCCGATTGTGGAGCGGTGCAGGTTATTCCCATCAATAAAAGCAGCATTCACTAATGGTTTTTTCATATATAGCCATTATACTACCCAAATAGGCAGTGTCAAGATATGAGTGGCAAGGGGGTGATAATGTGTCACCAATGTACTGGACGACTACAGCCATTAGCTTTGCTTTATGGTAGAATAGAAAATCTGGGTAAATCAGGGGGATATAATGATTCTTAAGAAGCTGGTAGTGGGGCCACTTGCTTCTAACTGCTACATTGCCGGCTCCGAATCTAATAAAGAGGGAATGATAATTGACCCCGGTGATGAGACTGAG